GACGTGCCCTGCGGCACCGGCGGCGTGCTCACCTACAGCGACGTGACGGAGTGGAAGAACACCAACAACTACACCGCCGCGGAGCAGGTGGTCTGCTGGCCGATGGTCGCCCTGGGCGGCATCAAGTTCCACTTGTCGGTGCAGCTGGCCGGCCTGATGGGCAAGATCGACGCCGAGAGCGAGGGCGTGCCCTACGCTTCGCCGTCCAATCACAACCTCCAGATGGACAGCGCCGTCCTTGACGACACCGCCATGACTGAGGTGACGATGACGAAGGAGCAGGCCACGTTCCTCAACGGCAACGGCATCGTCACGGCGCTCAACTGGTCGCTCGGCTGGGTGGCGTGGGGCAATCGCACCGGCTGCTATCCCGGCATCACCGACACGAAAGACGCGTTCATCCCGCTGCGGCGCATGTTCGAGTACATCGGCAACACGCTGATTTTGTCCTACTGGCAGAAGGTCGATGCTCCCATCACCAAGCGTCTGATCCAGACGATCTGCGACAGCGTGCAGATGTGGCTCAACGGACTGGCCGCGCGCGAGTGGCTGGTCGGCAAGCCGAAGATCGAGTTCCTGGAGTCGGAGAACCCGACGACTGACCTGATCGACGGCATCATCCGCCTTCACGTCTATATCACGCCGCCCGTGCCGGCGCGCGAGATCGACTTCATCCTCGAATACGACGTGAACCAGATGGACACGCTCTTTGAATAGGAGGCGATAACTCATGCCCGCGATTCCCGAAAGATTGATCAACTTCAACTGCTACACCGAGGCCGGACGCCTCGTCGGCGTGACCACGGTCGATATGCCGCAGCTTCAGGCCATGACCGACACCGTCAAAGGCGCCGGCATCGCCGGAGAGCTGAACGAGCCCACGCTCGGCCACTATCAGGCGCTTTCCGCGACGGTGCACTTCAACACGGCCAACGTCGACATGAACTACCTGATCAGCCCCATGCCGCACATCCTTGTGTTCATGGGCGCGATGCAGTACGTCGACCAGGGCACCGGCGAGCACGTCACAAAAGCGCTGCGCGTGCTCATGCGCTGCAAGCCCACGAACAGCCAGATCGGCAACGCCGACGTGTCGGCTGCAATGGATTCGCAGGTCGAGTTCTCCGTCGACCGTCTGCTGATCTCCGTGGACGGCACGCCGACGGTGGATTACGATCCGCTCAACTTCATCTGCAATATCGGCGGCGTCGACATCCTCGCCGGCGCCCGCAGCCTGATCCAGTAACAAAAAATCGGGAGCCGCGCGAAACAGGCGGCTCCCGCATTTTATAAACCTGAAAGGGGACATTGAGAAAATGCCAGCACGAAAAGTTGTCGTCGAAGAAGCGCCGCAGTTTACGCCCGAGCAGATGGCCGAGGCGGCCGCTTCCATCCCCGCCGTGGTCGTCAACGAACCGGCGCCGGAAGAGCGTATCGAACAGATCGAGCACGAAGCGCCCGCATTTGATGAGCCGCAAGCGTCGCAGCAGCCGGACGTCGAAACGTCGTTCGACCTGCGAAGAACGGTGGAGCACAAGGGCGAGACCTACACGCGCGTCGAGCTTGACCGTGATAAATTAACCGGCGAGGCGGTGACGCGCGCGGAGCGCATGTACATGATCGAGTGTCCCGGCGCCCCCGTCGGCGCGATGCAGACGTCGCTCACCTTTTACATGATCCTCGGATCGATCGCCGCCGGCATTCCTTACGCTGTCGTCAAGAAGATGGACGGCTTTGACAGTGCCCGGCTGGGCAACGCCGCGCTGGCGCTTTTTTTCGGTCGGTAGGCCGCACCACGCCGGCCGAGCTGCGCACTATCTGCCTGCGCCTGGCCGGGTGGTATTTCAGCAGCGCACTGGAGTTCTCCCGCCTGCCGCTTGACGAACTGCGGCTGTGGATCGACGCGGCGGTGAAGGAGAGTCGGAAACAATGACCGGCAGACGGAGCACGCTGCTGAGGCTCCACTGTGCAGAAAAAGGCAGCCTGCACACAGATGCGCTGGCTGCCTTTTGCGTCAATCGCAGGCGGGGATCGGTTCGCGCTGAGGAACCGGCGATACTGTTCTGATCGGCTGGACCGTCAGTTCCAGCCCGAGCGCGGTCAGAAGCGTCACGATCGTGGAGAGTCGGGGATCGGTGATGCCGCTTTCAAAGCGGGAAATGACAGGATGCTTGATACCGGTGATCTCCGCGAGCTGACGGAGAGACATATTTTTTGTTTCGCGTCCGGTCTGGATCTCGTCAACGAGTGCGGCGCGCGTTTTCATGTTCTGGCGTTCCGTCTGCTCGAACAGACGGTTTTCGAGATCGGTCCATGTGTCTTTGGGCGGAACATTATTTTTTACCATTTTTCAACACCCTTTCGATAAAGTCGTCTCGTTCTTTGACAGCTTTCTGGATTTCCTTCGGCGGAGTTTTCTGCGATTTCTTCACGAACGAGTGAAGCAGCACGAAGGTGTTTTCATCAATGAGACTGTAATAGAAGATCCTGTCGCCGCGCGGCCGAAGCTCGTAAAGATCCGTCTGACCTTCGATTTTTTTGGCGTATGGCTCACGAATATTGACGCCTTTTAACTCCAGCATGGCAATGCAGAAACGGATCGCGTCGAGCCGAATCCGGGCGCTTTTGTTCTGTGCAGCTTTCTCCACAAGTTCGGTGATAAGCTGCTCGACAGGTGAAACATCATTTTTGTCACGATACATCAAAACGATAGCCACAAAATCACCTCGGTCGATATGGTAACTTAAAAGTTCCATCTTGTCAACTGACGTGAAGATCAATGTAACAATACAACAAACATGAACATAATAAGCCGCCGCAGCCACGTGCCGAGTGCGGCTTTTTTGATTACCGCAGGAGGTGGACGAAATGGCGAAGATGTACGAAGTGGGGCTGAAGCTGTCGGCCGCGCTCGACCCCAAACTGCGCGGCGCGTTCACCTCTGCGCAGGAAAGTCTGCGCGCCCTCAGCCAGGGCATGAAGGCGATGCAGAGCACCATGTCCGGCATGGACGCCTGGCGAAAGCTGAGCGGCAGCGTCAAGGACACCAAGCAGCAGTTCGGCCTGGCCAAACAGGAGATGGAACGCCTGCGCGCGCAGATGGCCGGCGTTGAAAAGCCGACGAAGACCATGGCCCACGCCTTTGCCGCTGCCAAAGACCGCGTCTTCGAGCTGGGCGACCGGCTGCGCAGCCAGCGCGCCGAACTGGCGAAGATGAGCGAGAGCATGGAAAAAGCCGGCATCTCCACCCGCAACTTCGGCGCCGAGCAGCAGAGATTGCAGGAGCAGATGGCGAAGATGACCGCGCTGCGCGAGCGCATGGCCGCCAACGCCTCGGCCATTCAGGTCAACGACGCCCGCAAAGCCGCCCTCAAACAGAAAATACTCGGCCCCTTTGCCGGCTTCATCTCGCCGGGCATGATCGGCGTGGCGGGCGTGGTGCAGACTGTGCGGCGTACAGCGCAGTATGAGCATACCTTAAATCAAGTGCAAGCTGTTAAAATGTTTACGGACGAACAACGTAAAAAGCTTGATAAACGCTTTCGCTATCTTGGGCGTACAACGGAGTTTACTGAGAATGATGCGGCACGGCTCGGGCTCAATTTTGCCCAGTCTGGTCTCGATGAGAATGAAATAATTGGTGCCAGCAGCGCAACGCTGAACATGGCTACTGCGCATAATATAAGCCTTGATTCTGCCTCGTCTATGATTGCAGATCAGATCAAGACGTGGGGATATACGACAAAAGATACGGAACGCGTCGCCAGTATGCTCACGAAAAGCGCTCATTCCGCAAATATGAATGTGGAAATGCTTGTTGAAGGGTTGAAGTACAGTGCTTCTACTGCTAGAGATTTTGGCGTTGCCCCTGAACAACTTAATGCAATGATCGGGATTATGAGTGATCGTGGCATTAAGGGCAGTATGGCCGGTACTGCAATTAATCAGCTACTCTTGCGTCTCCAGAAACCTACTAAAGAAGTGAATGAAGGTCTTGAGATGTTGGGGCTGGATGCGAGAGCTCACTTTCGTGACAAAAAAGGAAACATGCGTGATCCTTACGAAATTATCAGCATGATTTCTAAAAGACTAGAGGGAAAAGGTTCCGGTGAGTATGGAGAAATCGTCTCAAAAATTGGTGGAACACGAGGTTCTCGTGCACTTTTTCAGTTTTTACCAGCGTTACGTACAGGTGAATTGAATACTCGTACAGAGAACATCAAAGCAGCCTACGGAGAAGGTTACATCGACAAGGCTGCCGCAAAAATGCGCGAAGGTTTAACAGGGGCGATGAATGAGTTAACTAGTGCCTGGCAGGGCTTCACGCATATGCTGTTTACCGAAGATGCAAGTAATGGTCTGGCAAAGACCATTCGAGCAATTGCTGCCGAACTGAACAAACTTACAGACTGGCTGGAAAAAAATCAGAATATCGTTACCTTCGTCACGACGTTGGCCACCCAGTTCGTTGCGCTGAAAATGGCCGTGTTTGCCGCACAGTACGCTTTCGCCCAGCTCAAAGGCGTGTATCTCGGTGTCAAAGGCGCCGTGCTCGCCGGACATGCCGCGCTGCTGCTGTACCGGGGCGGACTGACCGCCGTCACAGCCGCGTATGGCGAAAACAGCACCGCAGTCAAGGTATGCACCGTCGCGCAAAAGTTGTGGAACGCCGCTGTGAAAGGCGCGCAGTGGTCATGGAGCCTGGCAAAAACAGCCGCTTCAACAGCAGCGACATGGGCGCATGCCGCTGCCAGCAAGGCCGCAACAGCCGCTCAGTGGCTGGGGAACGCCGCCGTAACGGGCGTCAACTGGGTA